TGGAATTGTTAAGTCTGATGGCACAACCATTTCTGCTGCAACAGCAGGAACAGATTATCTGACAGATATTTCTCAGGATACAACACCACAACTTGGTGGCAACTTAGATCTAAATTCTAAAGATATTACTGGAACTGGTAATCTAAACATTACTGGGGTAGCAACCTTTAGTGGCAATGTCACGATTGGTGGAACACTTACCTATGAAGATGTAACCAATATTGATTCTGTTGGCCTGGTAACAGCAAGAAGTGGTATTAATGTTTCTGCTGGAGGTGTTAATGTAACTGGTGTTTCTACATTCCAGGATCATGTGCATCTTGGTGATGATGATCAAATAATCATGGGTGATGGTCAAGACCTAAAGATTTATCATAACTCTAACAATGGCAATTCAATTATTGGAGAATATGGAAGTGGAAATCTGCATATTAATGCAGATGATTTACAAATAAAGAATAGTGTTTCAACCGAAGTTAAAGCAAAATTCATCACAAACGGAGCAGTAGAACTCTACCACGACAACTCCAAAAAACTTGAAACCACTAGTGATGGTATTATAGTTACTGGTATTAACACCGCAGATGCATTTGCAGGTTTTGACTATCTGAAGGCACCACACGGAACTACAGTTAACTATGCAGTAACAGTTGCTGCTAAGACTGCAGCACACAGATATAACGGTTCGGGTAGTAGTAATGGTTATCTAATTGACGGAGTAGAATCTCCGTTCCTCACATTTACTCCTGGTAGAACTTATAGATTTACTCTGAGTTCTAGTGACATGACAAGTCACCCATTCAGATTCTATCTTGAAGCAGACAAGACTACAGCATATACCACAAACGTTACCTCAACAGGAACATATACTGAGATTGTTGTAACTGACACTACTCCAACTGTTCTTCATTATCAGTGTAGTGCTCATGGATACATGGGTAATGCCGTTCAGGTAAACTCAAATAAGGTAAATACTCCTTATCAGATTGATGGTCTGAAAGGTGCAAACATTACTGGTGTTACAACATCTACATCATTTGTTAAGTCAAGTAATAGTGGTGGATTCTTAAAAGCAGATGGAACGGAAGATACCAATACATACCTTACTTCATTAGGCACCGCTATTGTAGATGGTGATTTTACCAGCAATGGTTTCATGAAACGCACTGGTGCTGGAACATATGCTGTTGATAGTAATACATATCTAACTTCTTATACAGAAACGGATCCTGTTGTTGGTGCTATCAATGGTATTGTTAAGGCAAATGGTAGTGGAACTATTTCTACAGCAACAGCAGGTCATGATTACTTAACCCCATCAGGTGATGGTTCTGGTCTTACTGGATTAACTGGTGCTTCTGCAGCAACTTATGGATCTGCTGGAGCAACACCAGTTATTGTTGTTGATTCTGATGGAAGAATCACAGGAATCTCTACTGTTGCCACTTCAGGTTCTGGTGGGGGTGGTGGAATCTCCAATGTTGTTGAAGATACTACCCCACAACTTGGTGGAACATTAGAAACAAACGGAAACCTAATTGATTTTGGTGACAGTTCTGGTGCTACTGATGACAGACTAAGATTTGGTGCAGGTCAAGATTTGCAAATATGGCATAACGGTGCTAACAGTTATATCGCTCAACAATCTGATGTTGGTGATCTTTATCTTACTAGCAGTAATGATGACAATGATGTTGTTATCCAAACTGACAATGGTTCTGGTAGTACTACAGATTATTTCCGTGCTGATGGAAGCACTGGTGAAGCAAAACTTTTCTACTATGGATCTGAAAAGATAAAAACCGTAAACACTGGAGTTACAATAACTGGAACCGCAACTGCAACAGAATTTTCTGGAGGTGGATCAAATCTAACTGGACTCACTGGTGCTTCCGCAGCAACTTATGGTAGTTCTACTGTAACACCGGTTATTACTGTTGATGCGAATGGAAGAATTACTACAATCTCTACTGCAACTATTTCTGGTGGTGGAGGAGGTAGTTCCTCAACCAGAACAGTAAATAGATATGTTGCAACTCAAAGTCAAACTTTATTTCCACCATCAGGGACCATAAGTTACAGTGTTGGATACCTTGATGTATATCTGAATGGTTCTAGACTTGATACCACTGAGTTTACTGCAACAAATGGAACAACAGTTACATTAGGAACTGGTGCATCTGCTAATGATGTTGTTGAACTTGTTGCATTTACTAATGTAAGTCTTACAAATGTGACTGTTGTTAATGATACCTCACCACAACTTGGTGGAAATTTAGATCTCAACAGCAATAACATTACAGGAACTGGAAACATTAATATCACAGGAACTGCTACTGTTAGTGGTAGTCAAGTTGCTACTCAAAACGATGCCATTGCTTTTGCAATTGCACTCGGATAATTTTAACTAAATATCTAAACGGGATGGTTCATTAGAATGGCAAAAAAATTAATTTATAATTATACATTTGATGCTTCTGCACAAACAATCGTTATTGATGGTAATTTTAAGCTGAGAAAACTTCAGCTGATTACTAATGTAACTGATGGCGTCATCATCTATAACTTTGCGGATCCTAATAAAGGTGGAACGGTATCATATAATTCCACCAATGATGAAACCACTATCACTCTTGAGCACGATACCACATCAATGAGTGATAGTGATGAACTGCAAATTTTTGTAGACATCCCAGAAGATAAAGTAGAATTTGGTGAGACATATACAGATCCTGTTAGTAAGTTAAGAGTATCAACACCCGAGAACCTTATTGATACTGACTTCGAATATGGTCTGCAACCAACTAAGTGGGAAACTTTAGAGCTTGTAAACAATATTCCTTCAGCATATACCAGGGCCCCTGGTGTGTCTATTCCTGGAATTGTTTCTGTAAATGCTACAAATAATAGTGAAACTATTAATGTAACAACTGCAGAGGAGCACGGTTTATCTATTGGAGACCCTATTGAAGTTAGAGGTTTAACTTCAAGAACAGCAAATGGAAAATATTTAATTACACAAGTACCAACAACATCTACTTTTAACTATAAAGCATCTGCTATTCAATCTGCTACTGGAGATCAAAAAACAGCATATACAACAATTATTCCAGGTTCATTCTTCACTGGTTCTTCTATTTCTTATGATAAATTTGAAGGAATTAATACCGATGGTGCAAACCCATCCACACTGACAGTAACCACTGATTATGCACACGGATTCAGTACAAATACCAGTGTATATGTTACAAATACTGTTGGTAAAAAAGAACTGACATTAACGAATACTACAACTAGTAATGCTCCTGATGGTGATGCATATGTAGATACAAGTTCTGATGATATTTACTTAGCACTTCACGGATTATATAACGATCAGGAAATAACAGTATCTGCTGGTAGTGGTGGTGCTGTTCCAGGAACTGCAAGTAGTCCTTCTGACCCAAATACCTCATCTACCATTACTGCAGTATATAATGCAGCGAAGACGTGGTGTGAAGGTCAGGCAACAACAATGAAGTCTGCTCAAGACCACAGTAGATTATTGATGAATTATTCTGGTACTAATGAATACTACATGCTCAATGACCAGATTATCAGTCCAAATGCTTCATATGGAACAAATATAACTCAAGAGTTTTATTGGGGTGAAAGTTACGCACACTTTTATTTTGTGAATTCATCTGGATCGAACATGGCCAGATATTATTATAATCAAACAGGATACACTCCGGGAACATTATTCACTGGACAAGCAATTGATATTGGGTCAAGTATAACAAGAAACTTTGTTTACAGTTCGGGTGGTAGCAGTTCTTCATATTGGCCATTTAATTTAAATAATTTAGGATTTTATCATATTAGTACTCCATATTCATATAATTCATATACTGATTTTATTTTAACTGTAAAGCAAATACCAGATTTTGTTGCATTAAACAATGTAGTAACTTACGGCACTGTAGATAGATGTGGATACACTAATTATGAATATAATTATAAAAGACACACTTTAGTTGGATCGACATATAACTATACTGATAGTACACCAAATACCTATAATACAAACTGGAGATATACTTATGGCGTAACTTATGAAAATGCAGGTTCTGGTGAAGTAAGTGGATATTGTATTGATGTATTTTTACAGAATACTCAATGGACTGATTATTATAATGATGGAAATAATACTATGTACAGAAGCAGTAATGGTATGACATATAATAATAGAGATTCAATGGGTCCTACTTGGCATATTCAGGCATTCTTTGGACTCGATGACGGACATACTACTGGCACATACCAAAACAGCAGTAATGCAGCAAGTAAAGCTTTAGCACTTGCAACTGCAGTTGCTGATGCACTAACACCTGCAACTTTATCTGATGGAGATACTGTAAAAGTTGGAGTTGTTGATGATAATAGAATTCAACTTAAGAAGTCCGATACTGGAACACCATATGATTTTAATAGTGCAGGAACAGCACCGATTGTTTTTACAACCGGACAAACTTTTGGAATTGCTGATGATTATTATGATATTACTGGAGTTACGACAACAACAAAATCAATCGCAGCAAACTCTAGATTGTCATCAAGAGTTCTGACATTTGCAAATACTGATGTTGTAGAAGATACAGATAATTCCATTTTTTATATTAATTTCTCAGGTGGTCATGGTCTTTCTGATGGACAAAAAGTAACCTTCAATAAAACAAGTGGTGCTGACATTTCAGGAATTACTAATGGTACTGAATACTATGCATATGCAAAGCATAGTAAGTATCTGGCACTTGCTACTAATGAAATTAATTGGAATGCTGGAACTCTTGCTATCAGTGCAACTCAAGGATCTGCTGGTGCATATAATTTAACTGTTCCAAGCATTTCAGGAAGAGTTGCTGCTGCAGGAACAGTTACTACATCAACGAGTTCTAAAGTTATATCTGGAACAGATACTAAGTTTACAGCAGCATATGCTATCGGAGATAAATTTGTATTGGAAGGTGATGCTACTTATGGTCCATATTCTGAAGGAACTATTGCATCTATTGTTAGTGATACAAGTTTGACTTTAGAAAACAATGCTGGGGTTACGACAACTGGTGGACAGCACTTTGTAGATACAAGACTGAATGTAAGGGCAGACGGAACATTTATTCATAGACCATTTGATGGTGGTGTTGATATTACTGCAGGAACCTCACCGGATTCTAAAGTTGTTCGTCAAACCAGAAAGTATTTCCGTTATCAGTCAGGTAAGGGTATTCAGTGCTCTATGGCAATTAACTTTAATCCTTATCGTACAGCAAGATTACTTACATCATCTGGAACAACTGCTATAGTTACGACAGAATATCCACATGGACTTACTTATGGAGATACTATTAAGGTAAGAGGAGCAACTGTTTCTAGTGGAACTAATTATTACAACGGAACATCATTTGCAGTAACAAGTGCAGATACATTTAATTTCACTTATACAATGGGTGGAGATCCTGCTGATGATGCACCTGGAGGAATTATAGAATATACTATTGCTTCTTATAGCAATGCTGGTATTCGTGGTGGATTATTTGACGATCAAAATGGAATGTTCTATGAGTATGATGGGCAATATCTATATGCTGTAAGAAGATCATCAACACAACAAGTTCCAGGAACAATTAATGCTACATTTAACTCTAACACATTAACTGGAACAAATACTAAGTTCAGTAATCATTTGAGTGCTGGAGATAAGATTGTTGTTCGTGGTCAGTCATATAAGGTTACCCGAGTTGTTGATGATACAACAATTGATATTCAACCAAAGTATAGAGGAGTAAGTAATACTGGAGTTATTATTACAAAGACTGAAGATACTAAGGTACAGCAATCTAATTGGAGTATTGATACTGCTGATGGTAATGGCCCATCTGGATTTAATTTGGATATCAATGCTATTCAGATGGCATATATTGATTACTCTTGGTATGGTGCAGGTAAGATTCGTTTTGGATTTAAGGACACCAAAGGTCATGTGAAGTATATGCACGAGTTTGTTCATAACAACAAACTTAATGAGGCATATATGAGAACTGGTAATGTCCCTGCAAGATACGAATCATTCAACACAGGATTACCAACATATGTACCATCACTGTTCCACTGGGGAACTTCAGTCATCATGGATGGTGGATTTGATGATGACGATAGTTATCTCTTTACTGCATCTGGTAATGCACTTTCATTCACCAATGGTGCATCAAACTCATCAACAACTAATGCTGCTGGTACAGTAACAAGAACTTATGATTATTCTCAGAGGCAATATCGTTATTATTTAAGACTGAGTTTCCCTGCTGCTGATGCATCTAAGTTCTCTAATGGTATTTCATTGTATACTGCTGATGAAGAATTAAATGGACAAACTGTAGAATATACTGACTTTAGTGGATCCAATTTCCGAGTTTATATTTTCCTTCAGTATGGTGGAAGAAATTATCCTGCAGTATATCCAACCGTTGGTAATTCTACAGCAGTTAATATTGGTGCTCCTGCTTCTGGTGGAGAAAATGTTGATGTTAGTTCTTTGATTCCTCTTGTAAGTTTGAGACTTGCACCTTCTGTTGATAACAACTTGATTGGTGCAGTTGGTGAAAGAGATATCATCAACCGAATGCAACTTAAACTGAACGAACTTGGAATCTCAGTTTCTCACGATGCAAGAATCAGTGTTATCTTGAATGGTGCGTTAAGTAACATCGCATATGAGAATGTTGGATCTCCTTCACTCTCGCAATATGTTGCTCATGGATCTGGTGATACTATTCAAGACGGAACAACGATCTATCAGTTCCGTGCATCTGGTGGTGCTATCGGTGCTAATGGTGAGAGAACAGTGTCTTCTCAAACATTTGACTTAACCCGTCTGATTGACTTAGGAAATTCTGTTCTTGGTGGTGACGGAGTATTCCCTAATGGTCCAGATATTGTGACTATTTGTGCAAGTGCTCTTGACACTACTACTGTTAATGGAACGGCACCATTCCAGGTGTCTTCCAGAATATCATGGTCTGAATCTCAGGCATAATAAAATAAATAACTTTAAAGGATATCCATGGGAAAGACTAGAAGAACTGGTGACCTAGTTACTGATAATAATCTTTATGTAAATCCTACTGACGATTCTTTTCATGTTGGTACTGGAATCACCATGTACGGTGGTTCCGTTGGTATCATAAGTTGCACCGAACTCTATCTTGGTGGAACAGCAATGGCTGCTGGTCTAATCACCAGAGTATCAAGTAGAGTTGTTGCAACAGATGGTCAAACAGCATTTACGGTTTCAACATATGATAGTAATCTAGTTGATGTCTTTCTGAATGGTGTAAAACTTGACAGCACTGAATATAATACAACAAATAGCACCACCATTACTCTAGTGACAGGTGCATCAACAGGAGATGTACTTGAAGCAACTAGTTACTCAAATTTTAGTGGAGTAAATGTAGATAATGCAACTAATTCAACTAACATTAGTATTGCAGATGAGTCTTCAGATACTACTTGCTTTCCCTTATTTGCTAATGATTCTTCAGGAACTCAGAGAGCAAAAACAGACTCTAGTGCATTAACTTATAATGCAGGCACTGGAACTCTGTCGGCAACTACATTTAGTGGTGATGGATCTAACTTAACAGGACTGACTGGTGCAGGTGCTGCAACTTATGGAGGAGCAACTAACAATGTTCAAATCATTGTAGATGCTAACGGTAGGATTACATCAATCAGCAACGTTGCTGGTGGAGGTGGTGTTGATGTTATAGAAACTATGCTGTTTTCATAGATTTAACAACATTTGTTCTGAGTCCATACTTTTTAAGAATCATATTAGTCTTACTCTGAAACTGATAGAAGTCACTACCAACATAATCCTCAAGGCAGTCAAAAACTTCATAGTTATTTTTTGACTCAACAATTTTTTGCATTTTTGAATAATATCTCAGGGCATCCAAATCGTTCATATCTGGTATATGACTTTCGCACCAAAATGCTAGAACATCTCTACATCCTCTAGTAACTTCATTGACACAATGAGGTATACCAGTTTCATAAGTTATAGCATGTCCTGCATTCAATTTAAAGTTTTTGATTTCTCCATTAAGATACAGTGAAAGTTCTCCTCCATCATATTCATCAGGATTACTGAGAAAAATAGTCGTACTGTAGTGAGATATTACATTATCTATTATATGTTCATCTACATGTGGTTTGTAGTAATCACCTTCTTTCATTCTAGAAATAAAAATATTTGACCAACCTTTGGTCACTACAAAATTATGAAAACTAATATTATTGTGTATAGCAGCATTCCAAGATTCATAATCCAATAAATTGGTTTCTAAATTAGACTTATAGTTTGATGGAATATTGTTTGGATCTGAGCAGAGACTATCAAGTCCAGATTTCCAACTAACATGATTCAGTTGTTCCTTTATATCTTTTAACTCTTTTGATTTTATAAACTCAGTAATAATATATTTCTGTCTCATGTTCGCATCACATATTGTTCTATATATTATATAAATACTTCCAAACATATTGATGAAATGGCATTAGATAAGTTAGGTTTAGGGGATGTAACACAGGTAGCAGCTGCGACTACTTCCAGTGTCTATACTGTTGCATCATCTAAAACGGCATTTATCCGATCTATTATTATACACAATTTAGATGGATCATCCTCAACAAACACTCATGTCCATGTTGTGCCAAATAGTGGTGGAAGTGTCGGAACAGCAGCTGTTGCTAATAGAATATTGAATATTTCATTGGAAGCAACGGATACTTATTTTGCAGAATTTGCTTTTCCAATAACACTATCAGACAATAACGATACCATACAGGTATATAATGCAAATTCTTCAAATGCTCTTAATGTTTTAATTCTTGGTGATACGGAGGGTTGATATATGGGTTTAAAAAGTGCTAAAAATGACAACTGGTCAGCACCACAAACATATAAGTATAATGTAAGCGGCAAAAACCAAGACTTTTATTCTTCAGAAAGAGCACCTGGTGTTCAAATCAATACCAGTGGTGGAACTAAAGTTGAATCTCCTACAGATGTTTTTCATGTATTTACTGGTTCTGAACCATTTGATAATGATGGAATTGCTTTAACTGTTGATGTTTTATTAATTGGTGGTGGAGGTGGAACCACAACTTCTTCATGGTCTGGTGGTGGAGGAGCAGGAGGATATAGATTAGTTCCTGGTGTTTCTGTTTCTACTGGAACATCAAATCCCGTAGTAATCGGAGCTGGAGTAGGAGCACCTCAATCTCTAGGTGGATCAACTTCAGCACTTGGATATAGTGTTGGTGGTGGAGGTAGAGGTGGACCAGCACACGTTGCTGGAACCACTGCCCCTCAAGGATCTGGTGGTGGAGGTGGTGGACCAGATAATGGATTTCCACCTTGGGGTGGTTCTGCAGGACAGGGCAATCCTACATATGGAAACTGGGGTGGTTCTGCTGGATCAAACAGTCAAGGACCTGCTCCAGGTGGAGGTGGTGGAGGTATAGGTGGTCAAGGTAGAGGCACTTCTTATCCATCACCATCTTATGCTCCTTGGCACTGGGCACAATATCCATCCGATGGAGGTGGTGTAGGTGGACCAGGTGCTCACCCAGCAAATCCAACCTTCCCAATGCCAGTCATTGCTCCAGCATTTCCATCACCAACATCAACATTTTTGCTCAATCCAAATACTTACGATAGTTTTTGTAGAGGAGGTTGTGGAAGACCTAGAAGTGGAGATGGAGTTGCTGCTGGACAGGCAAACACTGGAGGTGGTGGAGGTGGTGGTCCTCAATATTTTGGAGGATCAGGTTGTGTTGTTGTGAGAATTCCTAAAACTCAGTAATCTTTTGTTTAACTAGATATGGCACATTTTGCAGAAATAAATCCTGGATCTAATACTGTCATTGGCATTATTGTTGTTAGGAATGTAAAACTTTTAGATGAAAATGGTGAAGAAAGTGAAGCAGTAGGTCTTCAATTTTTAAGAGACACTATGGAAAATGGTGAAGATAGAACCTGGGTGCAAACATCATATAATGGAAACTTCAGAACTAGATATGCGGCAGCAGATGATTGTTACTATGATTCTGACCATGATGCATTTGTTTTATCTGAAGGAAGATACTTTCCCAGTTGGACTTTTGATGATGCAAATAAATTATGGATTCCTCCAATTCCCAAACCAGAAGTAACCCAACAAATGCTTCAGCAAAATGGAGAATGGTATTGGGATGAAGATTTATATACAAAAGATGAAAATGATCCTAAAGTTAGAGGATGGGTTGCAAGAGTAGATTTAGATACTGGGTATACACCTAGTGAAAGTGAATAACTAAATAGCTAAAAAATAACTCATGGGAAAGACCAGAGAAACTGCTAATATTACAGCAGAAAATTTAGTTTCAACCAACATAACATCTGATTTCCTAAACGTAGGCACTGGAATCACCATGTATGGTGGTTCGGTTGGTATTATTAGTGCCACTTCTTTTTATGCTTCTAGTAGTGTAAATGCTGATGGAAGTATTACTGCTGCCGGAAATATTACTGCTAATGGAAATATTGTTGGTGACACTTCAACTAATGTTTCTGGAATAAACTCAGTTACTGCAACATCATTTCATGGTGATGGATCTAATCTAACTGGTCTTTCTGCTGGTGGTGTTACTACAGGAAAAGCAATTGCTATGGCAATGGTTTTTGGTTGATATTAATAAATAAATTCACAGAGGAGCATCTGATTAATGGCAAACCCAAATATAGTATCTGTAGCAAGTATATACGGAAAGACCGTATATGATACTGATGTTGCAGCCACTGCTGCTTCTCTTGTAAGTAACGCAGCATCGTCAGGAAAAATACTTAAAATCAACTCTTTGATTATTGCAAATATTGATGGAACAAACTCTGCAGATATTACGGTAACACTTAGGAATGCTGCTGGTGGTACAACATATTCTACCTTAGCAAATACAGTTGCTGTTCCTGCAGACGCAACACTGATTGTGGTTTCCAAAGATACTTCAATTTACTTAGAAGAAGACATGTCACTATATGTTCTAGCAAGTGCTGCTGGAGATTTAAGTGCAACATGTTCTTATGAGGAGATTAGTGAGTAATGCCTTCGTTCCGTAGAAATGGTAGTGTTATCGGAGATCCAAAAACTATAACTAGTTCTTCCGCATCTGGTATTTGGGATCTTAACGATGCAAATAGTTTACTTCAAGATTCTACATGGCCATTGCCAATTGCAACTTACTATGATGCATTAACTTCAACAACAGGACTGCCATCATTTCTTACTCGTTATCAGACATCAAATAAAACTATAACTAGTTCTTATGTTGGATATACAAGTAATGGTTTTTATATAAATGGGGATGCTGGCAATAATGTTTATGGATATCCAGTTCGCACAAATATTAATATTCCAGGAACTGATGGATTTAAATTAAGATTTTCAAAATATCGAAATGAAAGATGTGATGACCACAGTATTTGCATATTTAAAACTGGCGTTACACCTCAGTGGAGTTGGGCTGCTAATTCAACTAGATGGGCAATACAAAATGACTGTACTCAACCAAGAGTATTTCCTCCGTCTGGTTCGCTCACGTCATCTGGATACGCCTTAAATCCAACATCAGGAACAACTGGTGCCCAATGGTATAGTATTGAAATTTATATGCCAACATCTACTAGTAACATTAGTATTAAATATTATGATGGTTATAACACATTTACTGGCACTCCATTGATAAACATGACAGCATCAAATCCATTTTCATCTTTGTCAATTACATCAGCAAGCACTTATAATATTGGATTTGATACTGACCAAGATAACACTACATATCAACCAAAATTTAAAGAAATGACTATAACCCACGGTGCATCAATATAATTTAAGGAGAAATAAGATATGACAAGAAATAGAGGTAGAAATGGAGGATCCTGGGGTAAAAACAGAACCACTAATCAAATTTCACAATCTGGTATCTGGGGTCTATTTGACGCACACCAATTAAGACACCTTAACATTTGGGGATATGTTGCACCTCCAGGTTCTCCAGAGTTTAATTGGAGATATTATGCTTATGGGTCCAATATTAATGTTACATATGTTTATTGGCGTCAAACTAATGGAACTGTTAACTTGTTAAGACAGGTGAATGGTCAACAGCATACAGGGTTCACACAAACATGGAACTCATATTCGGAGGATCTTTCATCATATAGTGGAACAACAGGTAGAATTTATATTGCATATAGAACCGGAAGTAGTTACTTCAATGATCCGCAATTTGATAATATGGAACTAGTTGATACAACCTCGGGAACTATAAGTCTTGACCCAGGAACAGCAACTGGAAGGAGTAGATGGGAAAAATATAGTTCATCCACCAATTCTTTAACTCCACCTACCACTTCTTATTCATCTGTTCCTATTGGAACTAGTACTAGTAATATATGGAACTATGATAGTGGAGGAACACCTTCAAGCAGCACAGGTGGCACAAGAGATGCTGATGGGTCTCCTAGTGGATACTATTTGTATTTTGAAGGTTCATCTCCAAACTACACTAATAGTACTAGATATTATTGGGTTAGGATGACTAGTGATTATATTTTATTATAATATATAAATTACAAAACATTTTAAAAAATGCAATACTCAGTAAATGGGGATTATCCGATAACCACCTTACCTCATAGAATCAGGTTATCAAATGGACTAACAAAAACTGACAGTACTACATTTACTGATTCTGATTTGGTAAGTGCAGGAATAACAACAGTTGCCGATGCTCCTTCATATGATACAAATACTCATAAGTTAGTTTGGAATAGTGAAACTACAGAATGGAATGTTACCGAACTTTCTTCGGACGAATTATCATCTTTGACTGCCAGTAAATGGATAGCGGTTAGAGAACGTAGAGATCTGTTATTGGGTAAAGCAGATCAAAGAGTTTTAAGATATCAAAGTGAAGAAAGAGCAGGAATAACAACACATACAGATAGTATTTCAGATCTTGATACATATATGCAAGAATTGAGAGATATTCCCCAAGTAAACTCAGATCCAGATGATGTTTCTTGGCCAATTCCACCTGGAGATCCAACAGGGTCTGAACAATCTGAAACCTAAATAATAAGAGACTCTTTAATAATGAACGAAGCAAAGAATGGTCGTTGTCCTGCGGGACAATACTATTGTTACACCAATAAGGAGTGTAAGCCAATTCCTGCTGGGTTTATGGTAGATCCTGAAGGAATGCTTCGTAAAGAAAATGGTGCTACTGTTGATGAAGCAAACAAGAGTGGTGACAACTCTTTGCGTGACTGGTTTGGCAAGAGCAAATCATCTGATGGAAAACCTGGTTGGGTTCAATTGGGTGGTAAATATGCTGGCAAACCTTGTGCAAAGCAACCAGGACAAACCACTAAACCAAAGTGTGGTTCTAGCAAAATGAAACGCAATCTCTCTAAGGATGAAGAAGAGAGAGCATTCCGTCGCAAGAATCGTAAAGATCCAAATCCAAATCGTTCAGGGAAGGCAATTAACGTGAAGACTGAAGAAACAATTGTCGAGAAAGCACCTAAGTACGACAAAAAAGGTAATGATAAATTTGATCGTTACAAGAGTATGGTTCGTCATAAACAAGATAAGTATGGAGTCTCTACACTTAAGCAACGTGTTATGCACGGTGGTGTAGATCACAACATCGACAATGAGAAAAAGGCAAAAGGCATGAAAGAAGAATTTACGACCTTACCACTTCAACTTGAGATTCCTAATAACATTAGAGATTTCAATCTGGGACTTATGTTCCGTGAGAGTTTGGATATCAACAGTGGTATGCTTTTTGTTTTTGAAGATGTTGCAGAGCAGTCTTTCCATATGAGAGAGACAAAGATTCCTCTTGATATTGCTTTCATCAGAGAAGATGGAATCATTGAAAGTATCAAAGAGTTGGAACCATTTGACGAAAGTGCGGTTGCATCTAATGGAAAGGTACGTTGTGCTTTGGAAGTTAATCGTGGATGGTTTGCAGAAAATAATGTAGAAGTTGGTGACGAGATTGAAATCGTAGAAGGTGAGAAAGATGCCTGCTACCATAAAGTAAAGTCTCGTTATAAAGTTTGGCCAAGTGCGTATGCGTCAGGAGCATTGGTCAAGTGTCGTAAGAAAGGTGCTGCTAACTGGGGAAATAGCACTAAGAAAGAAGAATTCTCAAATTGGAGAGATGATTTCGTTCCTACAGATTACGAAACTGTAGACCTCATCAAACCAGAACCTTTGAAAGCAACTGAAGGCATTGGAAGTAAGATGCTTGGTGAGAAATGCTGGAAAGGTTATGAGAAGAAAGGTATGAAGACAATGTTTGGAAAGAGATATCCAAACTGCGTCAAGAAAGAAGAGACTGAAGTTACTCAAGAGGAGGCATCAATGTCTCCCCAAGAATTGCAACTTCAAAAGAAGAGAGCAAGAATTGATAGAATGATTGCTCAGAAGAGACAGCAACAATTAGCAAAATCAAAAGCAGAAACTCCTGCAAAAGCATTGGGTGAAGAGATGAAGTGCTCTCATACTTCTGAAGGTATGGATTGTCCAGTTCATGGAAAAACTGCTTGTGATGGACCAAAGAAACCTAGAGGTGGAGATGGTGGCAAACCAGGTCCAGATAAGAATTATGTAAAACCAATGGGTGAAGCAGTTAGAATTCCTGCTAAGACCGGCAACATCGTTGATGCTTACTTCAGTTATAGAGGTAAGAATTATGGATTGAAGATGTTCTTCCCTCAAATCTCTGTCCCCAAAAAGTCTGATGTTCAAGATCAGATTTCTAAAGTATATCCTGGCGCAAGAATCATAACTTACACCGTTTCGGACTATGAACCAGGACAACCACTTCTTCATACAGAAGGAGCAGCATGGACAAAAAAAGCAGGAAAGAATAAGGAGGGAGGACTTAACGAGAAGGGACGTAAATCTTACGAAAGGGAGAATCCTGGATCAGACCTTAAAGCACCAAGCAAGAAGGTTGGAAATCCCCGTAGAGCGTCATTCTGCGCTAGAATGAAAGGAATGAAAAAGAAACTTACCTCTTCTAAAACTGCTAACGATCCCGATAGCAGAATCAATAAATCACTTAGAGCCTGGAACTGCTGATTAATATATGTCTGATAATGGAGTATATCTTGGTAATCCCAACCTAAAGAAGGCGAATACCCCGATTGAATTTACGGAAGATCAAATCCGTGAATTCTTAAAATGTAAAGAAGACCCAGTTTACTTTGCAAACAACTATATTAAAATTGTTTCTCTTGATGAGGGTCTGACTCAGTTTCACCCTTATCACTTCCAAGAGAAGTTAATTAATAACTTCCACAATAACAGATTTAATATCTGTAAGATGCCACGACAGACTGGTAAATCCACTACAGTCGTATCTTACCTTTTGCATTATGCTGTCTTTAATGACAGTGTAAACATTGGTATTCTGGCAAACAAAGCAGCAACCGCAAGGGAACTTCTTGGAAGGTTACAGACTGCATACGAAAACCTACCCAAGTGGATGCAACAGGGTATCATTGCATGGAACAAAGGATCTCTGGAGTTAGAAAATGGCAGTAA